GGTACACAAATGGATTCATTACTACTACAAACAACAAGTGGTAGAATTACATTAGAGATTGTAGGACTATCTGATTATACAGAGTTCTCACAAGCGTCAATTAGTAAGTATGAAGATGGTTTGGTAAGTGGTGTAGCAGATGGTTACTTCTTCAATCCTTATAGAAATGAAATGCAACATGGTATAATTATTTTTGATAACTTAGAAGTGGGTACAGACCCAGAAGCTACATTTTATCAAGGAGTATATTAGTGAGTGATGGAATCAAATTAGGTAAATTGTTATGTGATGCAGATATTATCACAAAAAGACAATTAAACAAGGCTCTACAAGTTCAAGTCAAGGGTGATAAAAGAAGTCTTGGAGAAATTCTTGTAGACATGGGTGTCTGCACATTTGATGATATTACTGATGCTATGTTAAATCATAGTTCTGATACTACGAAACACGAAGAAAAACATGAAGAGATTCATAAAACACCAGTACCACCTCCGAAACCAGTTCCGTCACCACCACCACCTCCACCACCAGTTCCAGTTCCTGTTCCAGAACCAGTTGTTGAGGAAGTTGAAGAACCAATTGAACTTTCTGAAGACAAAGTTATGGGTACAAAATTTACAATGTCTGTTCAAACATTAGTAGCACTCGTTAGTGTGATAGCCGCAGGTGTTGGTGGTTACTATATGTTACTATCTGAAATAGAAGAAGCTAAACAATTACCAGAACCACCATCAATAGAATCCATATTTGGTGATGAATATCCATCTAAACCTGATGGTCACAATTGGCCACGTTCTTATGAACAATACAAAACACAAGTTGGTGGTCTACAAAAAGATATGGATGATGTATATGAATACATTGAAGAATTTGAAGAAAAAATCGAAGATTTAGAAAAACTCGTAGCTAATCTAAGAGTTGAAGTTGCGAAGAAAAGAGACAAGTAGGAGTTATTTATGCGAAACATATTAGGATTACTATTATTTCTTTCTGTTACATTAGGTCAAGTTAATGATAAAAATTTTAAAGAAACAGTAAATGGTGGTATGGTTGTAGTTATAGTTTCTGCAGAATGGCAGGAACAAGAGTTTGATGAAGATATCATCAAAGGTGTAAAAGGATACCAAGATTGTGAGATTGTAAGAGTTAAAAGTGAAGATGCTCCAAAGGTAGTAAAAAAATTAAGGTTTAGAAATTTTCCATCCGTAGCTTTATTTTATGATGGTTCTAAAAAAGAGACTTGGAAAGCTGACATGGATGGTACATTGGAAATAGATAACAAAGACATCAAAAATGCTATAGACGATGTTTTAGCAGAAGATGTATTTTAGGAGATAAGTTATGAGTTTTTTAGCAACGTTAGGAAAAGCCGCTGGTAGTTTACTTGGTGGTGATGCAATTAAAGACATAGGAAATATAGTAGATGACCTACATACTTCTGGTGAAGAGAAGGAAGAAGCAAAACAAAAGA